GAACTCTTGATGGATTAGCTAAAGATACTTATTTAGAATCCACAGAGATAGAGTTTAACGCTGAGGGAGAAAAGCCTTTGGGTTATGTCTCTCTTACATTTTTAACTAACTATTATGTCAAGGAAAACGCTCCTGACGTAGCAGTTTAAAGGAGATAATTATGAAAATGATTAGTCCAGACGGAAAAGTTTCTATAGATGCTCACCCTTCTAAGGTTGAGTCATTATTGAATAAGGGTTGGAAAGAAGAAGCAGCCCCATCGAAAGATAAACCTAAATCTTCTTCTAAAGAAAAGTCGAAAGACGAGGTAGAAAATGGCAACACATAAAGGAAGCGAGGGAACTGTAAAGGTTGGCTCAAATGCTGTAGCTGAAATAAGGTCTTACTCAATCGAAGAATCTGCTGATACTTTAGAAGATACTTCAATGGGTGATTCTGCTAGAACTTATAAACCATCATTAACAAGCTTCTCAGGAAGTTTGGATGTTTTTTGGGATGAAACTGATACATCAGGTCAAGGTGCTTTAAGCATTGGATCAGAAGTAACTTTGAATGTTTATCCTGAAGGCGATACTGCTGGTGATACTTATTACTCTGGTTCAGCTATTGTAACTGGTGTTTCAAGAACTGGTTCATTTGATGGATTAGTTGAAGCTAGTATTTCAGTTCAAGGCAATGGTGCTCTAACAGAAAGCACTGTATAACCATGAGCGTAATAGATAAGGCTAAAGCTCACTTTGATTCTTTAGAGATCAAAGAAATAGAAATACCTGAGTGGAGTGATGGAGAGAAGGTTCTGAAAGTATATGCAAAGCCATTAACATTAGCAGAGATGTCTAAATTGCAAAAATTTGCAAAAGATGATGATGTAGCGTTGATGGCTTATTGCTTAATATACAAAGCCTTAGATTCTGATGGTGAAAAAGTTTTTGATCTATCAGACAAGCACGCCTTAATGAATGGCGTGGATAAAGATGTTCTTGCAAGGGTTGCAACTGAAATAATGTCTAGCCCAAGCGTAGAGCAACAAGCAAAAAAGTAGCAGAGGATAAGGACTTATTTGCTAGATACTATCTTGCTGAAATGCTGGGTTGTACCTTGCAAGATTTAGAAGAGAAAATGACCTTATCCGAGTTTACAGGATGGATAGCATATTTAGAGGAAAAGAATAGGCAAATAAAAAATGGCAACTGATTATAAATTAAGAGTTTCAGCTAAAGACGATACTAAAAAAGGCTTTAATTCTGTAAATAAAAATATCAACAGCACCCAATCAGCTATGAAGAAGCTGGCTGGTGCTTTTGCTGGTGCTTTTGCTGTTAGGCAGCTTGTAACATTTGCAAATGAAACTTTAGCTCTTGCCGATAATATTGGAAAAGTATCTGATTCTATTGGTGTTAATACTGAATTCTTACAACGCTATCAGTTTGCTGCACAGCAATCTGGATTAGCTACAGAAGAATTCAACAAGGGTATGCAGAACTTTACCAAGATGGTTGGTCAAGCCCAAATTAGAACAACCGAAGCAGGAAGAACATTAGAAAAACTTGGCGTACAAGTTAAAAAAGCTGATGGCTCTGTTAAAGGTGCAGAAGAGGTTTTCGTTGAATTGTTTGAAGCCCTTGATAATGTTGGCAGTCAGTTTGAGAAAAACGCTATCTTGGCTGATCTTATGGGTAGAGCAGGTGTAAAACTTGCTGTTATGGGCTCTGAAGGTGCTGAAGCTATGAAAGAATTAGCAGCATCTGCAACTGGCATTATTCCAGAAAGGTCTATTAGAGATGCAGAAAGATTTAATGACACTATGAATATGCTCAAAAGAGCAACTTTATTGCCTTTGCAAGCAGTTGTTATAGGCACAGCAAATGCTTTCTTAGATTTAGCAGAAGCAATTGGAATTCACACTAGAGAAAAAACATTACAGCAATTAAAGTTTGAATATGCTGATTTAACAGAGACCCTAGATCGTTTAATTCCAGTTTTAGGCGAAGCAGAGAAAAAATTTGGCATAGGTGATGAGAGATACGAAAGAGTTAATAACACTTTAATTGAAACACAAAAAGCACATGATGAACTTGCAGCCAAGATTGAGGAATTAACTGGAAAACAAGAAAAACTATCAAGATTTACTGCAAGCAATATGCTAGATTTTGATGCTCTGGGCGAAAAGATGAAAGAAACCAGAACTGTAGTAGAACAATTTGCAGATACTATGGAGGGAAAGCTTACAGCAGCATTTACTAATTTTTTTGATTTTGCCAACAAAGAATTTCTTAATTTTAAAAGTCTAGCAACAAGCATCGCCAGAGCTGTAATTAACGAGCTTATACAGGTTATGATTGTAGAAAAAATGGTTGCATCTATAAAATCAAGCATAGAAGGAATTAGTTTTGCTTCACTTTTACCATTTGATTTAGATAATTTATTAAGCATGGATGGTGGTGGCTACACTGGCGATGGCGTTAGAGCAGGTGGACTAGATGGTAAGGGTGGATTTATGGCTATGGTGCATCCCAATGAAACAGTTATAGATCATACAAAAGGTCAATCAATGGGTGCAGCACCCACAGTTAACTTCAATATATCAACAGTTGATGCTGCTGGCTTTGATCAGTTACTAGCATCAAGAAAAGGATTGATAACATCAATCATAAACAATGCCATGAACAATCAAGGCAAAATGGGGGTTGTATAAATGTCTGGTCAATTTCCAACAGACCCCAACTTTAGAACTTTAAATTTTAAAGATAACAGACCAACGCTTTTGAACCAGACTTTATCTGGTAAAAAACAAGTAAGACAAATAGGCTCACAATATTTTTCTTTTACAGTGGCAATGCCACCTTTACAGCAAGAAAAAGCACAAGAGATATTTGCATTTTTACAAAAGCAAAAAGGTTCTTTTGAGGACTTTACTATACAAGCACCATTAGACAATTTAGGTGCAGGCAAGTCAGAAACAGATATAGTTGTTAATGGAGCCCATACATCAGGAGATGCCTCTATAGCTTTAGATGGTTTCTCAGCCAGTCAAACAGGTGCTTTAAAGGCTGGAGATATAATTAAGTTTGCTAATCATAGCAAGGTTTATATGGTTCAATCTGATATTGATTCTGATAGTGGTGGAGCATTAACTGTTTTAATATCTCCAAATTTAGTAGCATCTCTTGCAGATAATGAAGCTGTTACTGTAAATAAACCTAGCTTTACTGTATATCTTGAAAACAATGAAATCATGTATTCAACTGATGCTAGTGGGTTTTACAGTATTTCATTTGATGTTAGAGAGGTTATTACCTAATGCCCAGAAGTTTATCATCTGATTTACAAACTCAAGTATCATCCACAGCCACTAAGACAGCTTTTCTTGTTGAGTTAAATCTATCATCAATAATTAGGCTCACTGATTGGTATTCTGATGTAACTTACGATTCTAATAACTATGAAGCTGGTGGTTCTTTTTTAACTGTTAATTCAACAACTGAGACAGGTCAGCTACAGGTCAATGAAATTGAGTTAGGTTTTTCTAATATTACAGATCAAGTTAGATCATTGGTACAAGATGGATCATTTACTGATAAAGAGGTAGAAATATATTTGGCTTACTTCGATTCTAGCGAATCAATCGTGGGGGCAATAAACTTTTTTACAGGTCAAATAAGAAATGTTGTTATACAAGAAAACATTAATGATGCATCTCTAAGAATGACTGTTGCATCGCATTGGGCAAATTGGAATTTGACTAAGGGCAGACATTATTCTGACGAATCGCAGCAATCATTTAGTTCTGGTGATAGAGGTATGGAGTTTGCCACTCAAACAAAAAAAGATGTTAGGTGGGGCTCTTAAATGGTTTGGTCTACAATAGTTAATTTTTTTAAAGCAGTAGGTGCTTTTTTAGCAAATCCATATACTCAGGCTGCATTGACAGCAGCAACACTTTACACAGGCGTTAAAGGCTATCAACAAGCAAAAAATATGCTTGCAAAAGGTCAGGATATTCTAGCTAACAAAACTTCTGCTGGTGGCAAGTTGCCAGTTATTTATGGAACAAGAAGGGTGGGTGCTCAAGTCATATATATGGATGTTTCAAACAATGATTCCAGAGATTTGTATGTTGTTTATGCTCTTTCTGTTGGTGAGTGTGATGAAATTTTGGGAAGAACAATAGAACTTGATGGCAACCCACTAACCGATCCATCAAGATTTAGAGATGGTGGTTATATTGGCTCAGACAAGATATCTTCTGGATCAGGTTCTTTAAATACAGTTTCTCAAAATGGTCTTGGAGTAGAACTACCTGCTGGAACTTTTGGCTCAGACCCAACAGCAAGATATAGATATGTTTTTAATTTACATCATGGAGCTGCATCACAAACAGCAGACCCCATGCTTGTTGCATCTATGCCTAATTGGACTTCAGCACATAGATTAGATGGAGTTTGTTACATAGCAGCTCATTATGGGTTTGATGCAGAAGGAATGTGGAAAGGAGTTCCGCAAATAACAGTACAAGTTAGAGGAAAAAAAGTTTATGACCCCAGAGATACAAATCAAACATTTGGAACTGTGTCTACTTATAAACATTCAGACAACCCAGCCTTATGTTTTTTGGATTATATTACTGACAATGAAGTGGGTAAGGGATTAACAGAATCACAAATTAATATGTCTACCTTTAGCTCTGCTGCTAATGTTTGCGATACTTTGGTTGATCAGCCTTACTTTGATGGTTCTGCTGTAAATACAACATTTAGTGCAAGCTCTGGAAATGATTTTCTTTCAATAGATGGAACATTTGCAAATCAAAATTGGTGGCAAAACAAAATTGGAGAAACATTAAGCATTTATGATGCTAATGGTGATGGTGTAATAACAGAAGCAGAGATTAAAGATGTTCACAGAAATGAGTTTTTTGATGAAAATGCAGAATATCTGGTTTATATCAATGATGTTTTTTCCTCAACATATACACAAGAAGCAGGTTCTTCTTTAGCAAAAGTTAAAAGATTTCAATGTAATGGTTACTTAGATGCGAACAAAAATGTTATGGAAAACGCCAAAGAGTTGCTTGCTAATATGCGAGGTATTTTTCTTTACATAGATGGCAAGTATGAGCTTTATATTGAAGATACAGGCTCATCAACTTTTAGCATTACCGATGATCATATTATTTCTGATTCTGGCATATCGGTTGATTATGGCAACAAAGATAAAAAGGCAAATAAAGTTATTGTTGAATTCTTTAATGCTAATAAAAAGTATGAGCTAGACACAGCCACAGTCTTGCATGATGCATCGCCTAATTATACCTCTGATGATGGTGGTGAAGTCTTAGAAGTTAAGGCAGAGTTTCCTTATGTTTCTGATCCTTACATTGCCTATAACATGGCAAAAGCTATTTTAACCAGAAGCAGGAATCAGACCACAATGCAATTCTTGGGAACTCCTGAGATGTATAAGCTCAACGTGGGAGACATCGTTAATCTTACCTATGCAGGACTAGGATTTAATGGAAAGGTATGCAGGGTGGAAGCCTTAGAGCTTCAGTCAAATGGATTGGTTGCAGTCAGCCTAATAGAATATTTTGATGTTTATACATGGGAAGTGCCACCACAAGAGCCAGTAGAAGAGTTAGCTAATTTGCCCTCAGCTTATGCTGTAAAAGCACCAACAGGATTATCTTTTACTGATACTGATTCGAGCTCAACAGGCAGACCCTTTTTATCTTGGAATGAACCAACAGACTTTCCAAATTATCAATATAGAGTCAATGTCGTAGATAGCTCAAGCAATCAAGTTTTAAACAGAATAGTGGATGTAGAGAATTGTGATTTAAACTTTGTTAAAACAGGCTCTAATTATGTTGCCAGTGTAACCTCATTAAATACTTTAG